CCTTTTCTTCCTCGATCAGTTGGGTTTCTTCCTAATCCTTGTGATCCGTCCATGGATTTCACAGTGAATGTATCAGTAATTACGAAATCATTCTTACCTAAGGTAGTATTTTCAACAATCAATTCTCTATACAGTTGTTCTAGTATTTGGTATTTAGCAATCAAATTAAAATAATAGTAATATGTGCTTTTTGCAATCCCGAACTGGTCTTTAATGTAGGACATCTTCATCCCATTATCAGCCATCAAAAACATACCATTGAGGACTTGCTTCAAATCAATGGTTCTTTTCCTACCACATGTTGCTTTTTTGTGCTGTTCAATCACATCTGAAATCCGCTGAATGAAGGTAGATTTTAAGTGATCAAACGTATCCTTATAGAATTTGGTTGAGGATGGTTTTGAGAAACTATCGAATAATCTCTTAAAATCAAACATTGAATCTGATTTTAAGCAAGAATATAAAATACAAATTATTTTAATTTTTTTAACGAAGATCGTATTTCTGGACACCCTCTTATCAATATATATGAAACATTCGAAAAATGGGGTATGCCAAATATTTATTCAGTGAAGAATATCAATCGCTTCAAGAGATTGTTAAAGAAAATGAAATAAATTACGGGAAATATGTTGAACTTGTCTTGATTGAGGGTAAATATAAAGATCAATCCGGGAAAATATAATAACATTACAAACTCCTACCGATTGGAGTATTGCCATCTTGAATCTTCGCCGAATACTCGCTGAAGTTAACGAAGAAGTTAACAGCATGCTTGCTGTTTTATTTGGTGATGCAGAAGTAGCCAAACGTAAAATGATGCATTTTATTCAAGAAACGTTCTTGTGCACCTCCTTGTTTTGAAGATACGGGTGTTACATTGGGTAAAAATGTACATATAAAAGACATCCAAAGTATGTTGAGTAAATATACATATACCGGAAATAATGACATAGACAGATATTGATAGTAAATACGACAGAAACGCAAATAATTACAGCATACACTTACCGACCCGTTTAACAGGTGGTTTAGTCACTTCATCTTCATCTTCATCTTCATCTTCATCTTCATCTTCATCTTCATCTTCACCTGTCTTCGCTTTAAGGCGTTGTATTTCTGCTTGGTTATGTTTGATTTTTTGCATCAGTATTTTATTTTCTTCTTCAAGACGTTTAATTTTTCTGGGAATGGAATCGGTAACAGTGACAGATTTAACGACTGTTGTAGATTTAACTATATTGGGCTTCACACTAGTCGATTTATTCATAGGTGTTTGTGTATTTTCTGTGGGTGATGTGTCACATAAGTCCGGGAATTTTTCCTGGAACCATGATTGTTGTTGGCACCATTTTAAATAAGACTTATCATTTAAAAGGACAGACATTGATTGTCCCTTATATTTACCAAATGACACAGTTTGTTTGGCACTCATTTTTATAAAATATTGAATGAATATATATCTAAAATTAAAATTCATTTTTTTCAATTTAATTGTACAAATCTGGCAAACTAGTGAGTAGGTCTTGTTTAAAGAAATATATCGTCGGATCAATCGTGTTTTTGTACTTTTTATTGAATGTGACCATACCAAAATCAATGATAGCAACATTTTTAATAGAACGTTTATCTTTATTGAAAATTATGATGATATTTCTTGAAAATATATCATTGTGTGAAATACCAAGATCATCCAGCTTGTCTATCAGCTGTTTAAGAGGGTGTCCAGAAATACAACATTGGTAAAAAACTTCAAAGTGATTTACTATTCTTTCCAGTAAATCACTTTGAAGTTTTTTACCAATGTTGTATTTCTGGACACCCTCTAAGTGTTGTGTGTTGAAATTTTTGTTCTTCCGGCATACAATGCCACATGTGTTCGACATTTGTTATACTGTCATAAACAGACAGTCCCTTGAAATCAGATCAAATTTTTTGGGATTGTGCGAAATGAATGGTGTTGAACCATATAATTACCAGAAATTTACTATATCTCTGATAATTATGACTGAAATCTTATTCTAGGAAATTTCGAAAATATATATATATCATTGTATATATAATAATGAGAATCACTTTAGTTTCACCAACACTTGATTGGAAAAGTAATCACGTCATGATTACAGACAAAGATAATTTAATGACATATTGTCTACCCTTGTCTGCTGTTTGTTATGTCAGTTCACGAAATATATCTTTAACAAGTGGGAAAAAATTACCATATAATCCATTAGGTACGCAGAATACCTGTCACGAAATTATTGTTACTTGTACAAATCAGGATACATTCATCATTGTATCATATGATGAAAATGACACAACATTTAACCAATTCACTACTAAATTAGGTTAAATATATCATCACCTTATTGGATTCAGGTGTGATGGTTTCACCTGAATGTTCATCATCACAGATCATAGGAAAACAAAAACTCTTAGAACTTACTGGATGACAAAAATTCAACAATACCAACCTCACTAGGTGCTTTATCATATAATATTTGCATACTTTTATTATGGTAAACAATTCCTTCTTGCAACCGTATCTTATCACCATCCTTGAACTGTATTTTTAAGAAACACAATCCAGGGGATACAAGAGAGATGAAATATGGGTCACATTCATCAGCGGTGGTTTCTAATTGTCCAAATTTGATATCACCACGAGTCGTCAAATAACATACAGGACCTTCAATACACATACAATTAAAACAAATTTGCTGCAATCCGTTTTCCATTGGACGTGTGGGTTGTCGACTCCTTTGTTCATCAAAATAGAATTCAATGATGTCTATGGGATCAACATAGAGTGGACCAGATTCTAAAATGACTGATAATGTATCACCACAAGACAGATCGGCTTCGTTTTGATAATATGTAGTCATCTCTTCCTCATATTCAATGGGATCCTCATTATTATCAGGATCCATCTGATAATGCCACAATATTTATAATCAGGTGGGTTGCATTATGAGTGCAACGTATACCTAAATTTTGTAATTTTTATAACATTGACACTTGGTTGATTCTGTCATATATATACACATATGACAGAATTTGTGAATAAATAAATAAATTGGAATTTTGTATGGAAAATAAAAGATATCCCAGAGAGATATATTCAAAATAATTACGTAGAGGTTTCAATAAATAAGGGTATAGAGCATCTCAAGTCTCGGTGTTATAAAAGACAATAGATATTGTTTTTCTTCATAATACCTCATCGCAAGAGACAGCTCATATACTTGATGTTAATTATTTGAAAAAGGATGAGGAACCTCATCCACCTCTTTGGGACAATTTGGTTTTTGTTGTCTGTTTAACATGCAAAAGACAATACATTGGATAATCCAGCGGATATTTACGATAGTTTCGACATTGTCTTAGTTGTTTAGTTTGTGGATCAATGATTTGAGATTGGCAATATTGGCGGTCCATGTTGTGTGTATATAATACATAATATATATTATTTCAGTAAATTTCACGCAAATATATCAATAAAATTAGGTATTTGAAGTCAAAAATGAATAAATATTGAAAATTGAATAAATGTTCAAAAATTTTGAATAAATATTCAAAATTTTTGAATATTTTATTTATTTGGTCTTTGTGATTCTAATTATCAATATAAATGGACACAACCGAATACGAATTAACTGACGATAGTTGTTATCCAATTGGTCCTCCACTGACTTATAACCGAGAAACCGGGCAGATTGAGATACATCCCTCTAGGATTCGTGGCCGAATTAATACAGGAACTACCAGCACTTGGGAGGACCGGCAAGGTACACTAAATAGGGAACATCCGGTCAATTTAGAGCGAACATTTCTGAAAACGGTCGTCTTCGAGTTGACAATTTAGGTTGTTTAGAGTTTTGGCTTGAAATAGATATGCCTGAGATTATGAGGGTCATACAAGAACATATGTACCGTCCTGATGGGCCATTTGCACACGGTGCATCACAAGATTTCAAAGAACACCAAAAGATGTAAATATGTCACTTCCATTTGTAAGTCTGAAATTATTATTCTTTGTGTTTATTTTGACAATACGAAATATACAACATAGTATATAATATGAACGGTCATGTGCACATACTTTATGCATATTATGAGAAAAATGATATGTATCGGCTCAATCTAATCTACTTTTTAACACATGGATATTTGGACAACATTGATTACACAATTGTCGTTAACGGTGGGTGCAGTGTTAAAATACCAGAAAAGGATAATATTCGAGTTATTTATAGAGACAATACTGGGTTTGATTTCCAGGGGTATTATACTGCTTTGTTATCGTTAAAGGATAGAAACATGTTCAGACCTGATGATTATTACCTCTTTTTGAACTGTACAGTATGTGGACCTTTTTTGCCACCATATGCCAAAAATTATTTTCATTGGTATAAACCATATCTTGATCTATTAAAAAATAATGTTAAATTGGTGGGATCAACGATCAATCTTGATCCGTCACCACATGTCCAATCTTATCTATTTTTAATGGATTATCAAGGGGTGACATTATTGCTAGATAACGATTTTTTCAAACTGTATGAGACCAGAGAAGAAGTGATTAAACATCAAGAAATTGGTATGAGTCAACTATTTTTGAAAAACGGATCAGATATAAGTTGTCTCATACCTGAATATCAGAATATCAATTATAGACAATCAGATATACTCTTAAGGAAAGGTGACATTAGATTTTCAAAGGAGTTAATTGGTCGGGATTTATTGCCATATGAAGTGATTTTCATTAAATCTATGTGGGGTGATCCGACGGACCAGATTATGTCAATGATTCAATTAAATTTACCACAGATGGAGATAAAAAACAATATTTGTCAAAAGGTAATCTATGGTACCTCTTCTCGAAAAGGTCTTAATGTGACTAAACTGTTGAGGAGAAGCGGAGTTATCAATATATATGATATGTTACCAAATAATATGTTTGGCGATCCATGTTTGGGACATCCAAAATATTTGTGGATTTATTGTGATCAATCTGTTGATCCTATTATATTGAAAGAATATTGCGGACATTTTCTTCCCAATAAATATAAGTATATATTTTATCGAGATGGTAAGGAATTACATTTATTTGCATATTTTGATAATGATAATTTCGCTTAAAATTAATTTATTGTTGAGTAATATATAATTTGGGATGGTTATAGTAATAATATTATGTGGTGGTATTGGAACAAATGTGCACTCACCTGAGTTACCCAAACAATTCATCAATTTACCAGGGGAGAAATATAATTTATTTGAACAAACAATAATCAGATCTCAACAACTCAGTCAACAGTGCACACACTTGATTGTTGTTTCACACATCAGTGTGAAACAACAAGTAAACCAAGCAATACATAACACTAATATTCAAATCCCAATTACTTTGATTTGGGAACCAGTAATGAGAAATACAGGACCGGCTATAGGGTGTTTGGTTAAATATATTCAAAAATATCCCATATGTGATAAGGATCAGAAATGTATTATTTTCCCATCAGACCATATTTTATCAATTGATGCATTCAATCGATCATTAACGCTAGCTGAACAGTATGTAGAGTCAAATATAGTGACTTTTGGCGTATATCCAAAGTACCCAGAGACAAATTATGGATATATCATTGAGGGTGATAATCATAAAATTAGTAAATTTATTGAAAAACCATCATATGACATCGCTAAACAATTGATCAACGATCCGATGTGTTACTGGAATAGTGGGTTATATTATGCAAAAATTGGTGTCATTATCGATGAATATATTGGTAAATCAAATCCACTATCACAGATCACTATTGCTGAGTATCAGACAGATAATGATCATTTAACTAATTTATTTATTGACTCCCAAACATATCAATTATGTTCGAATATTCCTTTTGACAAATTAATTATGGAAAAGACACGTAATGGATGTATTGTCCCGTTCCGCGGATTATGGTCTGATATTGGTTCATGGGAAAGTATTTATCAAGTGTCACAACAATATAAATCACTGGATTGTCACGAAGTAGACACTAAGAATTGCCATATTTTCAACTATAATCAGAAACAAATAGTGGCACTAGTTGGAATTGAAGATATATGTGTGGTCAATACTAAAGATGCAGTATTAATTAGCAAATTATCAGAAAGTAATAAAGTTAAAGAATTAGCACAATTATTGGAAGATCAATACACGAAGAAACATTTGTCAGATAAACCAACGAAATATGTTGAATCGCTGGGGATCAATGTTTCTATTCTATTTATGATAATATTATCATATTTGCGAATGGATCTTGATGAAAATCATAAAATTACATAAGTGTATCACTGTATATATTTATATAATGGTAAACGTTGTCATCTTGTGTGGAGGAGTTGGTACACGTCTGTGGCCCTTATCGCGGAAAAATTATCCCAAACAATTTATCACATTACCAGGTGAGAAGTATAATTTGTTTGAACAAACCGTAATTAGGTCACAGCAATTAAATCAACAATGCAGTCGGTTGATTATTATTTCTAATGAAAGTATGAAGCAACATATTATTTGATCATTATTGAATATTAACATAGCGTGCCCGATAGTACTTATATGGGAACCTCATATGAGGAACACTGGTCCAGCAATTGGTAATTTGGTTAAATATTTGAGTGGATGCAATCTGAGTGATCCAAATTGTTTAGTTTTACCGAGTGATCACTTAATGTCTCTTATAGCACTAAATCATTCAATGGTATTAGCCAGTGAGTTGGTTGCGTCAAATATTGTGACATTTGGCATTTGTCCGACATATCCTGAGACCGGATATGGATATATTATGGAAGGAAAAGATCATCAAATCGAGCGATTTATTGAAAAACCACCATATGATGTGGCACTCAAGTTAATTGATGATCCAAAGTGCTATTGGAATTCGGGTGTCTTTTTTTTCAATTTACATGTGATGAGTGAAGAATATTATCAGTTATGTCCTGATTTAATGGATTGTATCGAAATATCAAATCAATATAATGATGAAAATAAATTTAAACACGTCTATCTTGACGGGAATAAATATGGATTGTGCCCTAATATTCCAGTCGATAAACTGATCATGGAAAAGACTCAAAAAGGTGGTGTTGTACCCTTTAGGGGTATGTGGTCTGACATTGGATCGTGGGAAGCAATAACTAAAGTAGTTAGTAATTATGATCCACCTAATACATATGATGTTGATGCACAAAATTGCCACGTTTACAATTACAATTCACAACAAGTAGTATCACTAATTGGTGTGGATGATTTATGCGTTGTTAATACAAAAGATGCTATACTAATCAGTAAATTATCAGAAACACAAAAAGTGAAAATGTCGTGCAAATGATAGGTGATCAATATACTTAACGAGTAATGAATGCAAGTATAGTGCAATTTGAATTTGTAAATGATTCTTGATGATCAACACTACTTGCGACAGTCGGAGGAATAACCCTGGCAGAAGGATTATTTGCTGGAGTGATAAGTATTTTGTTATGGTAATGGCCAGCAACATGACACCGATATGGAGAGATAACCAATGGATCTGGTTGATGGCCATAATATTGACAATGTGGGGCAAGCATATTATACAATGTGTGATGTTCTGCATTTTTAAGTGCAATTAGTATACTATCCGCATTATTATTACCTGTAATAATTGTGCATTTAATGTCTCCATGGGTGTCAAGAGTTATGATAATTTGTGTGTTGTTGCTAGTTAATGTGTATGTTCTGTCAAATGTTGGACTATAATTTATTTTTAATGAATATATAGCATTCGGTGCGATCATATATTCATGTATACCATCCTGGTTGGTCATTTTCCATTGCAATGATGTGGCATTTTCAATAAAAAGACGTGTTGTCATGATCTGTATATAATTGACCGATATTTACGAAATATCGATATTTATGAAATATTGATTTCATAATCTCAATCATCCATTAAGAGTTTGGGTCATATAACAAGTAATGATATTATTTTTGAGGGATTTCCAATTGGTTAATCATTTTACGACGGTATGACGCATCAGATAAATTATAAATATGAGAATTCCATGCTTGTAGATCATAGTCCGCCAACAACTGATTGGGATCACATTTATGGTCCAGATGACTATTAATTAAATGATTAATTCCCTTGAGATAACTATTTTGTAAATTATGTGCTATTTTTCGACCAAATGAATCTCGATCTTCGGTGACCGAGATTTGTTGTTCATTATGATAATAAATTTTCGACTTTTTCGGATTAGTCGAAAAACTAAGTGAAGGATTGTTGTCCTTATAAATTTTTTCAATCAATCGGCAATCACCAGCAATATCCGACAAGGCACAATCTCTGATGTAGTCAATTGCCTGTTCAAAATCACCTAAACGATGAGTTAACATATCCAAGTAATTATCAGTCCCTGAGACACATATAATATTCAACGTTTGATTGGTGGGTGTCTGTGTTTTTGTTGTTAATTCATCCAACTTACGATGTAATTGTTCTTGTTCTAACTTGTGTTGTTCATCCCGTTGTTTTAATGTTGTGTGTAATTCATCGATTTTAGTCACTAATGTCTGGTAGGTAAGCCCACCCGTTTTAGAGTCAGATTCATGAAGTTTTTCAAAATGACGTTTCATACTATCAGCACGCGAAAAACATTTGTGACACACATGACATACATAGTTTTCTTGGTTAGTCATATGAAATTTATTCATATGACGTTTCATGTTATCAGATCTGGAAAAACATTTGTGACATATCGGACAAGTATTATGTACATCCATCATATATTATATAGTTCAATGAATCTATATGTATATTCTTAGTTCTACTCATAATATGAATCATTATATTTCATAAATTATATAATTGACCCGTAGAATACACCTATAATAAAAAGATTATTTCCTCCACCAAAATGTGGAGGATGTATCTAAAAATGTAATCATTTATGACATTTTGAAATGTAATCATTTATGACATTTTGAAATGTAATCATTTATGACATTTTGAAATGTCATCATTTATGACATTTTGAAATGTCATCATTTATGACATTTTGAAATGTCGTCATTTATGACATTTTGAAATGTCGTCATTTATGACATTTTGAAATGTCGTCATTTATGACATTTTGAAATGTCACAAATAAATGGCAAAATATCATAAATTTCATTCCATATTTATCAAAATAGATCGCATAATGATGATCATCACTTTGCTTTCCTCATTTAGTGATTCATAATATTTATGATTGTTTATATAAATACACCATATTATGACACTAAAATGATATTTAATAAATATCATTTTATCCTCCACAAAAATGTGGAGGATAAAGTTAAAATAATAGATTAATCATTGTTCAAATAATATGAAATTGTTAAATTAACCTAAAAATCATATAATTTAACAATTTTAAATTTAAAATTTAACAATTTTAAATTACTTTAAAAAGACATATGAGTTTCGTCTGAGGACACATATGTCTACAATTTTTGAACAATGGTCGTATTTATGACATTTTTCGAATTAAAATAAAAAATTTCGTATTTATGATTTCATAATATCGCACGAATAAATATTTATTCGTTATAATGAATCACACCAAAACTGGTTATACGATTAAAATTAAAATTGTCAAACTATTACGACGTTGTGAAATGATCGTCAACGATTACATTATTTTCAAAATTAACTTAAATTTATGTTTATGATCATCAGTATTATCATAATTAGATAAATTACGGATGAATATATGTAGACGTAAAAATCAGATGATCACTCCACTATTTAAAGTCAAAATATGTGTGAATCATTATTTACAAAGTAAATGGCTCACGACTTCCCAAAAATTTACTTTGACCGTGATCGTAAAATAAACTTTAAAATTTTTGAATGTATACAATACCTATAACATACCTAAATTAACGGTATTTATTAAATCATAAAATCAGTACTTTTTTAAATTTTTCAATATTTTTTTAAAAAATCCAAAAATTTCCAAAAATATATTTTTGGAAATTTTTAAATTTTACAAATTTTTTACTTTGAGTTTACATCCCAAATTTCTCAAAGTAAAATAAAAATTTTGGATTTTCTAATTCCGTTTTCAAAAAAAATATATTTTCCGCTTGGGGAAAATATTCAATTCTAAAAATCCAATGAAATTTTAGAAAATGACCAAAGTCAATGATATAATTTTAAAATGGTTTAAATAAATGAGTGTATATAACATATACATCGTTTGAACGAATCTATGTCGAAATTCACCAAACCATCTTTGTTAATTATTGGATATTATCATTTAGCTGATGGTTTCCGAACTTGTGCTAACTATCTAGCCAAGGATTATAATGTTTATTTTTTTCCGTTTTGTCACTATATGGATTTTAAGTTTGACATCAAAAGTGAGCTTATTAAATATATTAAAGGTGAACGGTGTGAGCGTTATGAATGTGGTTTGAAAGAAAATAACCCACCAATAGATGTGGTGATCTTTTGGAATTATAAGTATTTTGTTGAGAGTCATGAAGGGCTTAATTTACTTGTGGCAATGAAAGAAGAAATTCATCATAAAGTGATATATTTGGGCTATAATTGGGATCCTATGCCACCTACAGGTGATATTGATGTTATTAAATTATCATTTATCCGGATGTTAAACGGATTTTTAAGTTGTGATGGGAGAGAAATCAAATATCTCAAAGACCATGGTGAATACAATTATGTTTATTGCCCACCTGGTTTCGACCCGCAAGTAACATCTTATATCTATGATCCAACTTATGAATGTGATGTGAGCATTGTATGCACTAATTTGTATGAAGATTACAGTATCTTTGCTCGTAAACATGTCCGGGTTCATCGAAAGGAAATGGTCGATTTATTGTATGAGAATCGTGATAAAATTAAGTTTCATATATATGGACCTAAAATCTTTGAGGAAATGTACCCGGAATCCTATCGTGGTTATATTTCATATAGTGAATGCCCCAAGGTATTTGCGAATAGTAAAATTAACCTATGTATCCATGCAACATCTTACAATAATTATCAAAAATATATCTATTTTAGTGAGAGATTACCACAAATTTTGGGTTCTCGCGGATTACTCTATTGTGATACAGAGTACGATCATCTGCTAACACCTAATATTAACTATATTTTAGCGGATGATCGAGACCCATTAGGACAAATTCTGTTTATTTTGAGAAATTATGAATCACCAAGATATCAGGCAATCAAGGATGCCGGGTATGACTTGGCACTAAAAAACTTTACATGGGATAATATGCGTCTGCGAGTCAATATGATTACCCATCGAGAAAAGAGGACCCAAAAAAGGTAATATAATAGTGAAAATCATTTAAACTGAATATGATATTATATCATATATTGTGATATAATATCATGTCTCAACAAGGAGACACACAACGAAATCGTTTCCACAATAAAAACTTTAATATTCCAGAGGATTTTGACTGGATGGCTTATCGAAGTTTAAATAAAGATTTGCATTTTATTACGAATTATAGGGATGCTGTTAAACATTATAAAGCACACGGTTATAGACAAAATCGTAAATACACATATGAATCCGATGATGTGACTAGTTGTCAATCAACCGTGATTGATACTGACGGTAGTGGTGAAAATGGGCGAGATATTGCGAGTGAATATCAAAATAGGCTGCATGGTGTTCCTGCAGACTTTAATTGGATTGCATATAAATCGCTCAATAAAGATCTTAATTATTTGAGAACATATTTGGATGTAGTTAAACATTATCGAAATCATGGTTTTCGTCAAAATCGACAATATTCTTATGCCCGTAAGAATGAAAACAATGTGCCGCCAGTTACACATACTGAAAATGATGTGACTCTTGACCAATTGGTTGGTTTGACGAAGGTTAACTATATGTATATGAACAGACAGAATGGTATACCAGAGGATTTTGATTGGAATGTTTATCGATCCAATAATCAGGATTTACAAGACATTAAAACATATAATGATGCCGTGCGACACTATAAAGAACATGGATATAGAGAAAACCGTAAATATAAACTTGAAACCGAAGAACCCATTTTCCCACAATCTGTAGTACCCGTGACTAATTCTCCAATTAGACAAGAGAAGTCATATGAATCTCAACCCATTATTGAGTGTCCAATCAAAAATCTTGAAGAGATAGACCAATCAATCGATATCATGCAATTACCGAAAGATTTCGACTGGATTGCCTATAAAACACTTAATCCTGATCTACAACACCTCAAGACACGACAGGATGCTATCAATCATTATCTTCACCACGGCTGGAGGGAAACACGCGAATATAGAACAGAAAAACTGTTAAAATCAACCGATTTCACTCATATGGCGAAGGTTGTTGCAGACTATGACTGGGTTGACTATCGACCAGTTAGTATTTCAAAAGAAATTGTTCCAACAATTGAGATCCCTGACGTGGAATTACCTGTAGATTTTGACTGGAAAGCATATAAAATACACAATCCAGATTTGACGTCCATTCATAGTTATTCCGACGCTGTGAGACATTATCGTGAACACGGTTATAAGGAAAATCGTGAGTATGTGTTCCGTACGAAACCTATTGATCCACAACCACACAAGAAAACACATGATGGATTACCTGAAGGATTCAATTGGTTATATTATAAAATCGCAAATAGTGACCTAAAAGAGATAACGACTGAACAGGAAGCGATCAAACATTATTTGGAACATGGATGGAAAGAAAATAGGAAATACAAGCATGAACCGAAGCAATTGCCACAACAATCAGTGATTTCTCAACAAATATTACTACCCAAAAACAATTCACATTCAAAGAAGCCTGAAATTCATCTTAAAATTGAAAGAAAACCCACAAATACTCATCAAAATATTGTCACATTACCGTGTCCACCAGAAAAACCACCAAAAGCTCACAGAATTGTTCAACCCAAGATCACCCAACCAGTACAAAAAGTAGAGCTTAAATTAAAGAAGACCATCAAACGCCCAATAAGAACACAGATAATTAAGGAGCCAAATATTTTTTCAACGCCACACCCATCACCGGGAAAAATACCAAACATCATTCATTTTATTTATGGCTTCAAGGAACAAAAACACGAATTTGATTTAGTCAAATATATTGCCATCATTTCAGCTTATTATCTAAATAAACCAGAAAAGATCTATTTTTACTATAAATTTGAGCCATTTGGGTCGCTATGGGACAAAGTTAAACCATATTTGACATTAGTACCAACGGAGCCACCAGAAATGATTTTCGGTAATAAAGTGGCACGTTATGCACATAAAGCAGATATTATTCGTTTACAAATTTTGAATGAGATGGGTGGTATTTATTTGGATATGGATACCATATGTACACGTCCATTGACGTCGCTATTAGAATATGATTTCGTAATGGGGATACAGGGTGACAATTATGGTTTGTGTAACGCTGTTATGATGGCCAAACCTAATACCGAATTCGGAAAAAATTGGATGAAATCTTATGAATCATTTACTGGACAATGGGACATGCATTCTGTCAAAATCCCATATAATTTATCAAAAATCTATCCAATTACCATTTTACCCAATGATGCATTTTTTTATCCATTGTGGGATCCATTTGTTGATCTCATTTTAACGAACAATATTAATTATGATTGTTGTCACAAAATTTTTCAAAATACTTATTGTTTACATTTGTGGGATACTTGGTGTGGTCCTGATTTGCGTAAAATAAATGAACAATCGATCAGGGAGTATAATTCATTGTATAACATAATGGGTCGTAAATTTTTGACGAACGATGTGACAATTTTGTTAATTATACAAGAATTTACAGATCAATTGGTCACTGTTATTGGAACATTTTATAAAGTCTTGGTTCGGGATGAAGTTAAAAATTTTGTTATTTATAACAATTGTAACAGTGATGAAAAATTATTGGATTATCTGAATAATTTACCAAATATCAACCCAAAATTTACTGTGCTTCATGGTGAACAGAAAATGACCATACCACAGATCAAGCGCAACTTAATTGACAACGTCAAAACAGGTATTATTTGGTTTATGAATGGATTAATTTCGTTAACAAATGATAAATTGGTCGATTTGAGTATTAGTTATATGTATGATGAATCAATTGGTATGCTCGGTATTAATGGTGGATATGTAAATGTATCCAATCGGTCAGAACCATATCAGAATCTGACTGTGAATACAGATAGTACATTGGTTGATTACGTTACTACTCTACAGATTTTCCGCAGTGAAATATCCGTTTACAATGTGAAATTAGTTATCGATACCCCGTTATATGATATTGATATGGCATTTCAAATTAGGAATATAGGAAAGTCGCTATTAATTATACCCATACAAGATGTCCAGATAATATCTGTCAGCACAGATGATTTTATGTCTCATGCGATGAAGGAAAATTGGAGTGATTTATTCAAAAAATGGGAACATTTAGGTAGTGTTCGATAATATATTTTCATATATATAATATAAATGGATACTGTGTCAGCTCAATTGAAGAAAGAATGGGATATCCGTAAACAGGTCTTGAACCGAGAATATTACACATATTACTGTTTGATTGATATTAACAACATTATTACATATATGTATGAATATATTTATGAGAACCAACATCAACTCAATACAATTTGACCCAATGTTCAAATATTAATAGAAAAATCATTCAAATACTTGATGGAAGATATTAGAACGTAGCCGGGAAAACGGTATATTTCGTACCATTTATCCTAAGTATATTAGTGGATGCTGGTGCATATCAATTGGTCGCTCATAATTTATTTGTGCCTGGTAAGGAACATGCGGTACGTGTTGATATGAGGTTCTATAATCAAACGAAGATTGCGAAAGAGACTCGAGTAAAAAGGTGGCAAACCTATACAGTATACAATAAAAGAAATTATTGCATATCTCGACCAATTATTTTCTGTTCCGTTCAATCAAATCTATGCAGGAATACAAGACTTAAATATTGGTGCGATGGCAAATGAAGCAGAGAATTATATGGTTTGGATAGCAAAATACAATATGCCAAGAACAAATATATTTATGAGTTTATACCAATCAGTGTTATCACCAGATGTTATTGCAACATCAAGTCCAATAGTGCCTTTGAAGGATTTAGTTCTAAATAAAATCTGTAATGTCACGTATGTTAATGTTGGTTTGACAAACCACACTATCAATTATCCTAAACTAAGTTCTGTTGGGAGACCTCGATTACTGAACCAGATAAATTATCTTGGAGGTATTAATGAAATCAATAAATTGGATCTCACCAAATATTTTGGGGCAATTTCACCAAAATATGCCACAATTGATATGCATGATTATAATGAGGTTGCTAATCAATGGCATCAACCATTGATTGAACTATGTAATCGAATTGTTCAATTCAATTTAATAGATAACTCCCAAGCAGCTGCAATTAAGTATTATGATGGAATGTGGGGGATGGGTACAACTTTCGTCATAGTTCCGAGTAAGCGAGAATGGAATCCATCCGAAATGGATCAAATGACAAAAAATTCTCATTTTTGTCAATAATGTGTCAATATTCTTGGTTGAATGTCTGATACTTTTGTGGTATACAAATAATACTTTTTCATCTTCTACAAATAATGAATGGAATTACAGGAGACAATCAGGGTATCAGACAATTACAGCGAGTATATGCCCAAATACAAGATGATATAGCGCATGAGCGTGTTACAAAGAAACACGGTCCTAAAACGGGTAAATATAGTCAATCTTGTGGTGATATTTTGACACCTTTCCCGTCAGTTAAAATGTTATTACTGGAAATTAATATCTCTGATACATGTCAGATATTTACTGAAGTATGTCAGACAGGACAAAACCTATTTGATGCAATGATTGGTCAAATACTTGATGAAAAAGCAGAAACAGAATGTTATGATATGCTTCCAAAAAAGATATGTTGAGATGTTATCCAAATATATAACACAGGTTACAGCAGATAAATATTGTTTACAATATTTCCATTTTGAGTCACGTCTATTTCCACTATTATATGTCATTGAACACCAATTAGTGATGGTTTTGCCACAATATTCAACAAACGAATGGATGATACCATTTGATATTGATACATTGTTTACGCAATATAAAGATGAAAGAGGCAAATGTCATGCAATTAGCAACAGGACATTTGTCTCAAATAAGCAAATGGATAACCCTTCTATGAAGGCAGTGTCGTATGACACTACGAATGTGGGAATGGATGGTCAATGTAGGTGCAATAATCAATTCTTTAATGAAGGTAATGAAGGAAATATAGCTCTATTTATGAAAGGTTTTATCGACGGATATCTTGCTATGTTAACAGATACAGGTAAGATACTTCAAAATGGGATATTTTGACGACATTTGATGTTATTGTCAAACAAAATCACGAACTCGTATTATTAGATGTAAATAACGGTGGCAATTATGGAATTCATCAACCATCGCAGTTATTATTTGACGTGCAACGGCATCTTATTACAAATCCAACTGATCTTGACACGTATAAAGACTATCAATTAGGTGTGTTAGATACGCCCACAGAAATGAGAATGTGTGGTATGTCTGATTTGTATGTGATGAAAATAACACGTTAATCTGTCAATCTGTAGCGTTGATCGAAAGCTATGAGCATATTGATAATTTTGATGGCTAAGTCCATTCCATGTTGAATGAATAAATGGTCACATCCATCAAAAATATAAATGTCTTTTGAAGACGGTGTTTTCTCATATAAAATAAAACTATTACGAAATGGTGTAATAGTATCCAATTTTCCATGAATGAATCCAATTGGTATATCGATTTTGCCGAAATTCTCCATACGGTGGAGAATAGGTGAAATCATGATAATTGAATCGATCTTAATTGGATTTTTCAAGGCATTCAATAAGTAGACAATATTGACACAAACTGCTGTCCCCAGTGACCAACCAACCAAGAAGATTTTCATACAGATTGGAATTTTTCATTACTTCATTACACACCAGAAGGCAATTTTTTGGATAGTGCGAGGAATTGTATTGATCGCAAGAATGTGATATTCTTCTGGGTTAAATAACTGACACAATAGTCTATAGGCACCACCAGGTCCAAATGAACCACAACCATCACCAGAAATGCAAATGACCAGCTTCATGCGAAGTATATATTATTGTACTATATTTATGGTCTCATTTATGATTCAAATTTTTCGTAAAGCCTTCGTAACAAGATGTATGGTAGATTATTGGGTCTTTATAAAGAGCAAAGTGGTTTCTGGTGTCTTATGTATGTCATCAATCTCAAAGGGTATTAATTTGACACTGTTATCAGTTTTTTTGATGTGTATATTTAGATTGTATATTTTATATCCTAATTGTTCGATATAAATAATTAACTCCAACCAAAAATTTGTCGGACGAAATTTGGGGCAAATATTGACCATTAGACATTCAATCAATTGCCTTTGTAATGAACGTTTTAACCCATCAACAACTTCAATTTCATTACCACCCACATTAATCTTAACAATTCCGACGTGTTGGTCACCAACAAAGTGATCCAATGACGGATTTAACCCAATTTGAGTATAAATGGGGGTTATTGTCTGCGTGAGTTGATGGTTCCGTATATTTTGGCACATTTTGCTATATTTGTCTGGATTTATTTCGAAAGCAATTACGTGCCATTCATGTAATCCAGCGAGCAAACTAAAATATCCTTGTCCTGCACCAACTTCATAAAAAGAGTGATGTTTGATATTTTTCAGTAATTCAATAAAAACCTTTGTTTGGTAAAATAAAGTGGGCGAATGATGTGGACACATCTCTTTATATAGAGCCACAATTTGATTCATCTAGTTAAGCTATAAAACTAAAAGTCAATATATTTATATACATTTTGAGATATAAAGGCTCAAGTTAATCAAATTACGTGATACATTTGATTAACCAAATAAACATGTGATTATTTAACACCCGTCATATGTTATTGTAACATTGATTTTGGAAATACATCTTCATTTTGAAGACCAATAATAGTAACAGTAATATAATCCAAGATAGCCACTATGGTCAGATTTGTTTGATCCATATTTTTGGAAATCATTTTCACATGGTAAAATGATTGTAAATATTCCATAATTTTGTTGAATACATATTCTAACATCTCTGCACATATTATATCAGGTCTAGATGGTCGAAATAACTTTTTAAATAAATCAACGGTTCCGTTGGGAGCATGTTTCTCTTTCCATTGCCCATTATTGCCATATGTGACTGTGATTATATGACATTCAACACCAGATACTAATCGTTCATTGATAATACTGATACTGACCACACATGAAGATGATATTTTCACATTTTATGGTACCATCCGGTAAGGTGTCCCGACTTTCACCGCCGCAAACTATGTGATTATTTGTGCAACCAGTTAAATAATGAACGCGAATGGTGTAAGATTTCATAATGCCTCCAAAAATTTGCTCACATAGATTCCTAATGTCCATTAAATTTGTGTCCAATGAATCCCCAAAATTGGCTCCGTCGAGCGAAAATGTGTGACACATAATAGAGTTTACTGTACATCTTGGACATTGATCAAAACGAATACATGCTGTATGGAATGTATGACCATATGTCTCATATGTATGTATGGGATAATCATTGAGAGATTTTGAGCATAATAGGCACAGATTAGCTTGATTCATACGTAAATTACGAGGATATGTGGGTGGATGGATCAATGTGGTACAATTATATTTTTCAATTTTTGTCGTCAGTATCAGATATGTATATCTCAAAGTATTGCTTCTTGACCGTCAGAATATGTTTGATGGTAGGCGAAATTTAGACTCGCTCTTCATTGTATTCATAAAGAATGACACAACAGTTTCCTCCAATAGGGAACAGAGAGGGGGAGATTGATTTAGTGCACCATTTAGATCGCTCATTGTCTGGGAGTGACTGCCACTTCCTCAAGATTTTGGGTATGGCGATTTTCCCACGGGCAGGAACTTCTGTTTTCACGAATAGATGAAGACCAGAAAAAGCAACCTCCGACATTTTGCAAGAGATGGTGTAATTATTCTATATGTTAGAAAAATTAATGAATCAATTTTTTCTAAGATGGGAAATATAGTCATTTGACAAGGAGAAAAAACATTGATATCGGATTTATGTCCATAAATATACATAAATTTGATACGTTATACATATATCATGTTACACAGAGTGATGTTAAAACAGAGAAATATGAATATGGTAGGTGATCTATGTCACGGTATCGTCGAGACAAACAGATTGAGAACTCCTTGTCAACATGTTTTTCATAACAATTGTTTCAGAAGTAGTTTAGGTGACACAGATACGCTAGAATGTGTACGTTGTCCTATTTGTAGAGACAATATAGCATTTTTATGGTAGTGTATCATCCTAAATTGGTCATGCATTTGAAGAAATACAAATAATAACTTACATATTGGACTGATCTTTATACAGATTTTGTTTCCCACGGGTTTTCGTTGCACAAATTTTATGTTCAATTGGATCATCTTCATCATAAGTGACTATCTTATATAGTGTTATGATATCACGGTATCTCAGCTTGAACGGTAATATGATACTATACAGGTACTTGTGGAAATACATATCTCCTTCATCGTTTGCACAAGGATCGCTTGTTCCACTCCAAGTATAGCGTATCAGTGAATTATTAACCGCAACTCCAATATATACATTGGATTTACGATCATATTTCCTGTAATACTTTGTTAATCATCGAATAATGGTATCATCCTCGTAATTTCTCCAAATTGTTGTCATATATACACAATAATATATAACACAGATTATATATTATTGTACTTTAACAAATATTCGGTTATTAATAATGGTCAGAATGATTACATATTATCATGTTCACCACACATTTTGGCTACAACTCTATTGGCTTCAAAGAGTGTACAAAATGTACCCGAATCTAGCCACTCAGTTTTAAGTATAGCATAGGAAGCCTTACTGTCCTTTACATAATCCATATTGACATCAGTAATTTCCAATTCCCCTCGTTTAGAGGGTTTTAAATCTCGAATAATATCGAAGACATGGTGATCGTACATGTAGAGTCCAATAACGGCATAATTTGTTGCAGGATTTTTTGGTTTTTCGACGATATTTGTTATTTTTCCATTATTAATTTCGGCCACCCCAAATGAGGTGGGGTTATCAATTTCCTTGATAAATAATTTGCATGAACCTTCAGGTTCATGTTCGAAATCTTTGATGTATTGTGAAATATCATCAAATAAAATATTATCACCTAATACAACAACAAATTTTTCTTTTCCGACAAAACTTTTAGCCAAGCGTAGCGCACCTGAAATGCCATCAGGTTTATCTTGATATGCGTATAAGACTGAATCGAGACCAAATTGTTGACCATTACCAATAAGTTTGGCAAAATCGCCCAGTGCAGGACCACTGACGATAAGTATTTCATTGCACCCGGCTTTGACTAATGTTTCGATTGGATAATAAATCATTGGCTTATTATAGATGGGTAAGAGATGTTTATTAACAACTAATGTGCATGGATATAATCTGGTCCCAAGACCACCGGCAAGTACAATACCTTTCATTTGTGTTATATTATCTATAAATATAACCAGCCAAAATAATTTCTAAATATTAACGAATATGTTTAAATTGATGAATGATCGTCATCGTTAGTATATGCGATATTGACGTGTGGTTCTATGAAACTTTCAGGTGTATTGTCAATTTAAATTCATTCAATGTTTAAAATCAACATTACCGAAATGTTCGGTCCTGTTAAAAACTTTGAATTTTATGCAGTTTGATTTTATTAAACTTTTAGGGTAGGATCAAAATGAATTTTTTAAAAATCCAAATTGGATATCAAAATTTTACTTTGTCAACAAATTTTACTTCAATATTTTGGGATGTAAACTCAAAGTAAAAAATTTGTAAAATAAAAATTTGGAAAAAAAAATTTTGAGAGAATTTTTTTAAAAATTTAAAAAAATTCTAAAAATTTTAAAAAACACTGATTGAACGATCGGGAAAATAACTTAAGTGATGGTGCCGTATGGTCTTAAAATTAGCGTTTAAAATTAAAATTATTTTGTGATTTTTAGAAAGTAAAAATTTGGAAGTCATGGTATATTTACTTTGGATTTTCCGATTCATAAACAATATACACATTTGCGGATTGAGATGGTCTGATTTTATATGATTACAAATCGTTAACAATTGTCGTAATTTATGATACCATATGATGGCATATCACACATTTATTATAAATTGTTAAATAATATACATCATATATGGTCTAATTATGGATCATATATTATTTAACAATTTATATAAAACCAATATATGATCGTGTAATGATTCATAAATTATTAATTTATTTAGTTATCTATGAATCGATAGTTCAAAATATGTAATATTTTGAACTAATTGACAATTTTATCATATCATTAAACCTAAATTAGAACAAGTTGTCTCAATCTGCGTAATCGTTAAAAATTGTTAAATTTTTAAGACACATATGTATTAATGTAAATGTTGTGCCATTTTTATATAAAAATTGTTAAATTATGGTGATTTTAGTGTTATTTTAAAATTACATATGTCGTAATTTATGATTAAAACACTTATCGATAAGTGGAATAATTGCGGAATGTGCGATCAACAATTTTTTAATTTTTATTAGTAATATAATCACAAAATAGACCTAATATTGTCAATTATTTCCATAATATGAATCACATAAATGTGTAAAATGTGAAGGAAAATCCGGTGAAAATCCGGTGGGATCAGCGGATTATAATATTTAAGCATACGTGATAATAATTGTATTAATGTATGAAAAACTTTACATGTCCTACTTGTCAGAAAAAGTTCACGAGACTTCATGATATGAAGCGACATCATATATCCATACATATGGTTGAAGTAGATTGTGTATCTGAAACAAAATGTGTGAACAAGAAGATGACCCAAAAAATCATATCAATGTCCCATGTGTCAGAAAAAGTTTACGAGACTTCATGATATGAAGAGGCATCATATATCCACACATATGGTTGAGTTAGCTTGTGTATCTGAAACAAAAATGCTGTGCGAACAAGAACATGAGCCAAAATGTACCAATGCGCAATATGTTTAAAAATATTCACTCGAAAATTTACGTTGGACAGGCATCAACAAACATTACATCCTTATGAAAATAAGGTGTTGGATACATTAATACCTGAACGTGGGGGAAATGATACAGTTACTTATCGTGAACTGATTTCACAGATAAAAGAATTAAAAGAAAGGGATGAGCAATTGGTCTGTGAAATTCAAGAACTAAAAACAAGCCACTCATTAATAATCAAATTCTTCAAATTGTTTGTGTTAGGAATGATGATAACTATTTGGATATGTTAACGAATAAGATGGGCAATTTTGATCAAGCTATTGAATATATCAAAGATTGTGCATTATCAGATTTGAATGGTGATTGTAAATTACTTGAAAAAATTTATGCCAATCAAAAAGATGAGTTTAGTTTTTCGATCGACCATAAACAATCAAAAATTACTTACTATAATGAGAAAAATGAGTCAATTACGGAAAACAAAGAGATGTTTGGTCGCAAATTAGCCAACAATCTACAAAATAGTTATCTTAAGGGCATTAATTATTTAATCCGGAAAAATTTGGATCAGAAGATGGATCCAAACAAATTTTTGGATGACTATGACATTATGACATGGAATACACATATTTATCGGTTATCTGATAGTGGTCATCAGAGAAAAATTATAAATCAACTCAAAATACCCTGTAAAATGTCTTAATATGATATCTGAATAAATACTGAACTGCAACCATAAATTATCTCCAATACAAAGAGTAACTGTATAAATATAAGTTTTATACAGTGATACTTTAATGGTGAAGTTGCAATCATTAAAGTTAAAGTTAAAGTTAAAGTTATGTGTCTCATAAATGTCAATTAATTTCAGTTCTATCTATAGAGTCATAACAGATAGATACTTTTCACATCGTGACTGGTAATTATTTATGCCACAGGACATTCGATTTTTAACGAACCAGAATTTTTTCTCTGGGTTATTACAGACTTCTTTCGAGAAGTCTTCACACGGACACCAAGGACAATCCTTACACATATTCAGGTCGCAACCACAACATCCGACATCGCCACAAATCTGTTCGCAAGCATTAGTTTTTGGTACTTGACAGACTTCCTTTGAGAAGTCTTCACACGGACACCAAGGACAATCCTTACACATATTCAGGTCGCAACCACAACATCCGACATCGCCACAAATCTGTTCGCAAGCATTAGTTTTTGGTACTTGACAGACTTCCTTTGAGAAGTCTTCACACGGACACCAAGGACAATCCTTACACATATTCAGGTCGCAACCACAACATCCAACATCGCCACAAATCTGTTCGCAAGCATTAGTTTTTGGTACTTGACAGACTTCCTTTGAGAAGTCTTCACACGGACACCAAGGACAATCCTTACACATATTCAGGTCGCAACCACAACATCCAACATCGCCACAAATCTGTTCGCAAGCATTAGTTTTTGGTACTTGACAGACTTCCTTTGAGAAGTCTTCACACGGACACCAAGGACAATCCTTACACATATTCAGGTCGCAACCACAACATCCAACATCGCCACAAATCTGTTCGCAAGCATTGGTTTGCAGGGATGTGCATATTTTTTCTGGGAAATTATCACAGGGACACCAGGGGCAATCCTTGCACATATTCAGATCACAAGCACAACATCCAACATCACCACAAATTTGTTCGCAAGCATTGATTTGAGATATGTCATATAATGTGTAAGTATTTGACGCACCCTTGATAAATGGTTCTACAGGAAGATATATTTGTCTGAATGTTTGATTGGATAATTTAGTGAATCGATTGAGACCAACGTGCCATACTTGACTTGTATAGTATCCGTGATTAAGAGATTTAATATTGTCAGTGAAAATTTTTAGTCGATAATCCGCCATTGTTATTCCAAATAATATGAAAAATATTAGCGACTTCATTTGTTATTATATGTCACGAATTATAATTCGATATTAATTACAAATCAATTTTTTTGACAATTATGATATTTGCATACCATAATTGGAAATTTTGTAAAAATGTTAATGATCAAATTCATTTAGACTTGAACAAGTATGAATGTGTCATATATTTTTTACAAATGAATTTTTAAAATATGAAAAAATCCCATGTCGGATTTTGATTTTTCGCAAAAACGGAATTTGATTTCATAAATTTTTATTTTTGCTTTTAAATTTTGGGATCAAAACTCAAAGACAAATTTTTGTGAAATTTAAAAATCCAAAAAAATTGGATTTGGGAATTTTTTAAAATTTTAAAAAATTACTAAAAATTTTAGAAAAACACTGATTGAATGAATGTTAAAAACTCAGCAAAATGACCCAGTAGATGGTCTCAAATTAATCAAGAATTTTTATTTTTATTTTATGAAATTTTTGGAAGGGAAATTAAGGAAGACATGGGCGATTTACTTTTGAAATGCGTGATTCATTAACTATTAAAAATTAACAATGTTAATCATTACCGATATTAATCGTGTTCGTAATATGATAAATATATTTTTATTTATGATCAATATGATGATCATAAATAAAAATATCGTAAATTGTTAAAGAATTTTAATCATTCACAATAAATCAATGATGACGTAAATCACCGAAGAATTAATAATTTTGGTGGTGAATGATTTATCTATGGATCACGACGGATAAAACGATAAATATATTAGGATTATGTAAACGTTGTTATGATTATCTTATGTTAGTTTTATATCATAATAATCCATAATTAACACCATCATTTGCACATATGTCTTTAAATTTTAATCATACCAATTCCATATGACACATATGGAATTGTTATAAATTGTTAAATTTATAACTAAAAATTGTTAAATTATGTGATTTTTGTCATAATTTAACAATTCCATATGAGCGAAATTATGATCGTATTATTTGGTCAAATCGGAATTGCACAAAAATGTGCATAAAATTGTGAAATATTTTATTATATATATTTATGGTAGTATTTGAGACACAACTTTGCGAAATTCATAAAATTTGTGCATCACTCAAAATGTGTAAAATGTGCTGAAAAAAATGAGCATATATTATATATATACATATATGGATATATGTATATATATGGATAAAGAACTTACTTGTCCAGTTTGTCAAAAATGTTTTTCACGAAACAATAACATGAAAAGACACTTGATTACAATTCATGCGCCTGAACGATCCATTAAAGAATCAGAAAAATATCCTTGTCCCATTTGTCAAAAAACTTTCGCCCGTGCGTCCTGCGTCAAACGACACACAGAAACAGTTCACAAACATGATCCACCTATAAAAGTAGGTGATCCCATAGTGTCAATTTTAATCTCTAAAATCAATCAATTAGAAGAAAACAATGAGATACTAAAAACTAAGTTGGAAGAAAACAATGAAAAACAAAAACAAAGAGATGATAAACTTGACCAACGACTCAATGAAATTAAAAATAAGTCAGCGATAACCAATAATCAAATCTTGAATGTAATCTGTGTGACCAATCATGACAATTATTTGGATATGTTAACCGACCAGATGGGCGATTTCGACCAAGCGATTGAATATATTAGAGGTTGCGCATTATCAGACTTAGTAGGTGATTGTAAATTAATTGAAAAAATTTACGCCAATCAAAATCATGAACTAAGTTTCTCGATTAATCAGAAAAATTCGAATGTGACCTATCATAATGAACAACAACAATTAGTTACCGAGAATAAAGACACCTTTGGCCGTAAATTAGCCAATAATTTACAAAATAGTTATCTGAAAGGAGTAAATCATTTAATTCAACGTAATTTAGATCACAAACGTGATCCTAATCAATTGTTGGATGAATATGATTTGATCACATGGAATCATCATATATATCACTTGTCAGAGAGTCTGCATCAACGCAGATTATTGGGCCAACTTAAATTACCTATTCAAATGGTATAATTTATGGATTCGGCACTACAAATTCCATCATCAAATGTGGGATCCTCCTAATATTCATAAAATATTGCAAAACGAAAAACCTGTACCAATGTTATATGTAACAGCAACAAACACAACTGACCAAGAACCATCAGAATTATTACACTTGACATATTCGCCAAGATGTGATATGGGTGGAATATATGTAGGTCTGGATACTGTATCTGATGGTAATGTTGTCAATCTTGAATTGATATCTGGTAAAGTATGATCAAGTGTCGTTAATAATCGAACATTATCAATACGCAATATTGTTTGTTGAACTGCGTTGTTATGTAATATAAGTGACTCATCCATGTGATGGGTCACTACATTACTTATGTCAGAATTATCATGTAATACCGTAAGTATCTCTGATGTGACACAATTAACTTGCCGATTGCTATGTACCAATTCATTGACAAATGCAACTTCATTTGATGCAAATGTCAGTGCAGTTGAATTATTATGTATAACCAAGGGATGATCAGGATTAATATAAATATCATTTGGTAATTGATCAATCATATAATCAACTAACTGAGTTGTTATTTCGCCAAATGACTGACCAATATCACCAGAACGCAATAAAGTATATGTTCCCACACTACCAGTTAGAGCACCAAGAGGTGTCAATGGGGAAGCGGTAATTACACCTCTCGCTGCCATAGCTGTAGCAGTGGTCGCTCCTAAACTAATGGCAGACCCAATTTCACATGCTGTTTGTGAGTGTCCTGTATTGATACATTGATTGACTTGTTCAGCCATACCGACGGTGTTGGAAACGATTCTGCCAGCTGATCCTGTTGCTTCAATGATTGCATCTCGTGCGATGGAGATACCGACTTCTTGTACGGTCTGTGCCGCGCAATCTAACACAGTTCCGCCATTTGAGTGACATTGAGAGAATTGTTCAATAGCCTCGACGGATGTTATGATGTTATTAGTCATTCTGACATATGCAAAATCATCATAATTTTCAGGTGATTCAAATTTTAAAAAATTTGAATCACCATTGTGACATTGATAATCATAAATTATCAAGATGCAGAAATTTACCCAAGCTCTCCAAACCAACAGTGGGGATCAACTTCCATATTGTCTCAATGAACGGCTTGATGCTAATTTTAATTACACTGCATCAAGGTTGGCCAATCATGACTCAAGCATCACTAAAATGTATTCAGAAATGGGGACAATTACGACCAGTAATGCTTCAATGAATCAACAAATAACATCATTGAATGCACAAATACAATATTTACAGCAAATAGTACGTGAATGCAATGTTCAAATTAATCAATCAAATTTAGAACATGCAAACGCCGTTCGTGAACTGCAAAATATCCGTGATGATTTTGGTTTGCGGATAGCAGCAGTATCTCAGGTCATGGAAACTTGTCGTGAACAAGTCCAAATACTGAACACTGGAATGAGTGAAATGAATGGAAAAATGGCAATTTTGTTGGGGTATGTTCCAAGATTTGTAAGAACAACATCACAATATTTTGTGACGTTATTGACACATATAAAAACAGACACATTAGATCAAATACGTCCCGTTGAATATCCAATGACGGAACTAATCGAATTCAATCACCACTGAAAAATCAAATGATGTTCATTTGAAATTTATGAATTCACCAAGTTATCCTCGAATGTAATATCCAATTGTTTGATATCCACCGACTAAGTAGTCATTTTCATTGACGAGTAACTTGAAATTTGTAGCATTCGGAATTTCTATGTCAACTCTTGAGCCAAATTTTATCATTCCGAAACGTGTTCCTGTATTGACATGAACATTGGTATCTTCTTCAGAAACTATGCAGTGGACCAATCTTCCAGCAATTTGTGTGATGATAAATGTGCCATATTTGTTCTGTAAGATATGTATTTTTTTCTCATTAAATCGAGATTTATCTAAATCAAATGCAAGATTGAACTGTCCAGTTTTATCATATATTCTGTCTATCACTGTTCCATTAACCGGATAATATTGTTGGTGGACATCAAATGGACTTAAGAAGATGCACATATGGATCGTATTTGTGCTCATGTTATGATTAATTTTAATAATTTGACCATAACTTGGGGCAACTACATAGTTATCTTTGAATTTAACATTATTTATATTTGGATCACGATAGAAATACAATAGAAAAATGAACAATATAGTGAACAGAGATAAGACATAAATGGTATTGACCTTGTACAATAAATTTATGATAAAACATGAAATGACACCAATTGTGAGCATAAAACAAACGTGTGGTGATTCAAGTAATAATTTGTTATTGTATAACATATATTTAGTGACTGTCCAGAAAAATATTTTGATGATTATTTTCGTTAATATCCTTAAAAATAAATTCTCATATTATATAATAGAATGAAAAATATCCTTGTGACAGGCGCGTGTGGTTTTATTGCGAGTAACTTTGTTCATAAATTACTTAAAACAGGAAAGTATTTCGTGATTAATGTGGATAAATTAAATTATTGCGGAACACATCTGAATGTTGAAAAAGAATATAATTTTGAGACACATACAGTGGAGAATACAGATTTAACTAATTATGTGTTCTATAAGTGTGATATTAACAATGCAGAATTTATCTCAGATATATTGAAGAGACACAAAGTGGACATCTTGTATCATTTTGCGGCGCAATCACATGTTGATGTCTCATTTGGTAATTCTCTACAATTTGTTGTAGATAATGTTATGGGAACCTCAACATTGCTGGAATGTGCTCGGGTGTATGGAAAGCTCGAACGGTTTATCCATGTGTCGACAGATGAAACCTTTGGTGATGTTACACCCGAGAGAGAGGAAGCAGTTATGAAGTATGGCGTACTGACACCCACGAACCCATACGCAGCTAGTAAGGCAGCTGCTGAAATGATGGTTGGATCCTATATACGTTCATATAAACTACCAGCACTCATAACGAGAAGCAACAATGTGTATGGTCATGGACAATTTTATGAAAAGATGATACCCAAATGCATATATAATTTACAAAACGGGAAGAAAATTCCAGTTTATGGGCAAGGGCAAGCGTTGCGAAAGTATTTGTATGTTGAAGATGCGTGTGATGCATATTTGACCATTATGGAGAAAGGTGAAGTTGGTAAGATTTATGAGATGGGAACCAATAATGAATATTCAGCCTATGAAATCGCAAAATTATTAATTTCTAAAATAAAACCAGAAGATGATGTTGATAAATGGATTACATATGTCACTGATAGACCTTTCCATGATTCCAGATATATGGTTAACCAGTCGACACTAACTGATCTTGGGTGGTCGGCCAAAACTCCATTCGATGTTGGTATTGCGAAAACTGTAGAGTGGTATGTCAACTATGCAATACCAAGCTCACATTGGCCTTATAATAATGAAACAATCATGATTACGAAAATATAAGAGTTTATTCTGACTTAATTGTGATTTTAATTTTCTTTTTCTTTTTCATAACAAGCTTAATTTTCTCAGTGTGTGATTCTGTTGAAAAAATATCAATAACATGCGAACTCTGATTTTCAGAATAGACTTTTCTAAAATAATCAAATTTGTCATGAGACCATGCACTTGACCCATTGCCCAATCTATATTTATTAATACATGTGAAATCAGGAGTATTAAATTCATACGCAACGAGACATACATTATCTTTAGTATAACCTTTTAGTGGATCAATTCTTTCGACCGATGTGGTCCAATCATGATCTTTACATGGGCCGAAATTGAGAGGCATATTTGAATATGCACATCGATCACCTTGTTTGTAAATAAATTGACCAGAAAATCAAAATCAATGTCAAATGTATTATCACGTATTTGATTGACGGATCTATTTGAACATATTTTAGATGTTTTATGGCAATCTGTTAATAATTCTAACAAATTGTACCTGGGTGTTAATCTTCGTTCTGCAATGAGCTTACGTGAGCACTCTTTACAACCATGATAAATACTTTTGCCTGTCAACAAACTGGTAGGAATTTTAAAGGATGTGAGGTATCAAAAGAATATTACGATAAAATTATGACATTGGTTTGAATCTATTGACTAATGATTTTAAGAGGCATACTTTGTCTTCTCATCAGAGTATGAATACGTTTAATTTATGAATATTTCTTGTTCATCATAATTATACGATGTGGAATGCCGATGGGAGATATACACCTTCACAATATGAAGTGGACAAAGAACGAAAAGAACGTATTGAAAGAGATAAAATGATGAATGAGAGTTTACGATACTTAAAATCACTGATTATAGCCCACCAATTGATCTTGTTAGATATACCACGTATGTCCAGAAAAGCATATTTTGTACGTGATCCAAATACTGCTAAAATATATGAATTTGATCCATCAACAAGAAAATTTACTGAAATTCGAACATATCTTGATGAATTTGTCTCCGTTCAAGATGTTGACGGTTCTTTGGGAATATAATTGACATGCTTTTTTTTGAGAAATCGTTCACAGTCATCAAAATCTTCAATGTGTGTCATCTCTTGAAGTTTTGTTTTTTGACCAGTCGCTACAACAGACAAATAGGCAAGTTTTTTGAGGGATGGAATTTGCGATAATAATTGAAGTGTTCCATCACTGTACATTTTATAGAAATAGATTCTTTTATTATTCCAATCTTTCGCACGTGCAGCGACGATCTTTTGAGTAGGATTAAATCGTATGAAATTGTCAGCAAACGATTTAATCATAGATTCCAGTGTATTCGTTTGTGTGAATGGAGCAGTATGAGTTATAAAATGATCAACCTTTTTGGTATATAGGGATATATACCAAGAATCAAGGGGACCGAAAGGGAGTGTGGAGCCATAAATTCTTTCTAACGATGTTCGATATATATTACCTGACATCGAATGATTTTATTTGTGAACTTATAAATTCAGATCAAATCAATTTTGTTTGAGTGGTTGGAATCAATTTGAAAAATAATAATTGAATCTATCAAATTAGTAATGGGAAAAATACTATGGAGTCACTCACTAACTGGAAATAACATCAATTTTTGGAAATTATATAATATGATGTACCACATTATATTATATATTTTGTAGATGAAGTATGCCTTAATGTTATATGGGGTATTTCGCACCTTTGATGTATGTTTACCCAATATTCTCAACTACATTATGTTTGATCGGTTGGATTATGATGTGTTCATTTTGAGTCAAAAAGACGATGGTTATTCCCCAGCAAATGAACGAGCTATTCGTGAAATGTTGGGTAATAAGTGTCAGGTATTTAAATACATTGAAGATTATCCAGAAATTGTGCGTCAACGAGAGGATAACCTGTGTGAGCATTATGATGCGTGTGTCAAAGATGCATTAAAAACTGTCCAGAGTGATTTGGTGACAAATGGTTTCGTGACGCGTTTATGGTATCGCCGTTGGTTAAATAATCAAATGAGAATTGCGTATGAGAAAGCTAATAATGTTGAATATGATTGGGTGATTAGAACAAGATTTGATATCGGGTATAGAACGATCACCAATCATGCAAAATTAGATATATTGATTCGTCCACCGGACAAAAGTAAGATCTATTTGTTTCCAGATACATTTTCATGCGGATGTCCAGCCGCTATTAGTTATGAGTCTGATTTGATCAAGAATTGGCCATATATTTATAATGTGTATAATGAGAGGGATAAATTATTGGATATTTCGAATAACAGGAATACTCTTCGTAAGTGGATGTTTATGTCAGAGATGAATTTGACACAGTATTTGCGGTCATCTCCGTTCACAATAGAGCCATTGCCACATGATTTAATGATTATTCGGAGGGATATGTTGAATTCATCACATGATACAGATATAAAAAATGAACATATTGTGAGTGTTTATTATGGATGTAACGAGAAATGGATTAATGTGATCAATGAATTTATAGAATTATTTGTGGATCAATATGATAATCGTGAAGAAGTATCCACAATTATCGTCAATAATAATATAGTGAATGTGGATCCATCACCACATTCTATAAAAAATTTGGTTATTTCGACAATTGAAGGACATGAATATGTATATCGAGAGTGTTCCACAATTCGCTTTAAATATCAATATTATTACGTTTTAACCAATATATTGAGAGATATAAAAAAAGTTAGTTATGGATTGGGTGATCACATGAATGACATAACAAAGAGATTTATGGGTTGTATGAAAAAAGCAAAGAAAATTGTATTTGTGACCAATGTTTTCGCGGGGTGCGATCCAGCACCTGGTGAAATGAAAAATATATCAATTGAGATGAAAGATGGAACAGTGTATGAATTCCAAGAATATTCAATTGTTGAGATAATTTAGGGAGTGGTTGCGATGATCGACTGTGGTATACAATGCTTTGGTTGTATTATTCCAGCATTCGTGATCGATATTGGGATAACATACTGAATTGATCTCAGAGGCATGATATGTGCGATATAATTGTTGTTCTGATATACGTTGATTATTATTTAAATTTTGTGCATCCGTGAGTGTTAAGGTATCGCGTACTTTAGGATCGTTGCGGTAAAATAAAGTATTTTCGGTATTAATATTACGAATATCAGTTGACGAATAGGCAATATTTTCGGCAGTTTTATTCTTGGTATCCATATTGAATTGCCCTGTTTGTTTTGTATCATTTGTGGGAAATAAAAAATTGGTCCGTTGACCAAAAGTATCGAAGGCTCTATTATTTAATGTGAGATTATTGATATCTTGTTCCCACAATTCGATCTTGCAAGGAGATGACATTATATATTAATTATAATCAAATAATTTTATAAATTTGATCGTATATACATGTTATATACGATCAAATTTGCATAAATGAATAACGTAATCGAACCACCGCCGAAAAAAATCAAGAAATACCGGAAATATATTGGTCCGTCACAATTTGCGACGGTATTGGGTTTAGATGATTATCAAACCGCGGAGTCATTCAAAGATGAGGTTGAAAATGGATATACACCAACTTCGACATATGCGACACAATATGGAAATGATAATGAGTCTGTGGCTATTTATTACTATCAGAAATTGTATAATACTGTTGTCAAGAAGGCATTATTTGTGGTTGATGTGAACAATAGGCGTATCGGAGGAGTCGCTGATGGATTGATTGATAGTGAGACTGGTTTAGAAATCAAGTGTCATGTTAAAGAGGATAATTTGTTGACAAAATTGCCGATTAAGTACCTTTTACAAATAGCTGGATATATGTATTTATACAAAAGGACCAAATGGGTCTTAATGAGTGCGACTTTTAATAATGATAAAACATTGAATAAGTATGTTGTTCATACAGTGACGTGGGATCAGGTCAAGGATAAATGGGAACAAGAATGGTATCCAAAAATTACTCAGTATGTGAATGAGCTCAAATGGTTGACATGAACGTGCGTTCAATCTATATAACAATAATTATAGTATATAATGTATAATGGCAGATAACGTTGAAATTATTGAACATATTCAGGTGGAGTGTGAAAAGTTACCAGAAGAAGAGGTTGTCAATAGTGTTGGAAAAGAAGAGGTTGTCGAGGAGAGGCCCTTTACAATAGATAGTGATAATTTGGTTACATATTACGGGAAACTCAATCCGGATGAAATTGAAGAAGAGATTGAGTTAATGAAAGTTGCGAGCACAAAAGAATTATTTGAGTTGATATCAGCTGATTGTCAGAAATATATTAGTATCATTGAACATTACAAGAAGGAAAATTTGCAAACATTGTTTAATGTTACGATTCGACGGATTGAGGGTCATTTATTGATTAAATTTAAATTGAATGCTAATGATCGCTGGGTCGAGGTTGGATTTTTTGATGATGACAACACAGATAAAGAAACTTTGGATGAATTGAAGCGGATGATTACATATCATCTCAAAAATTATGATGAAATTGGTAAGCAAAGAAGAAGCCATATCGCGTCACAATTTGAGCAAGATACGGCCCAGACTGTGAAAGTAAAAGAAACAAAAAAAGCTTTGCCTGACAATTATTTTGATCCAAAAGATAACCCGGAATTGGAAATTAGTGGCCGTCAAAAAGAATCGGCAGGGTATGCACCTATACCTGAACATTTGAAGGATACAATGAATCAAATGAAGAGCAATAAACCATTTAATTTATCAGATTATGATAAATGTCAATCTGATGCTACTGAAACATCTGAGCCATCGATTACGGAGACACTCAATGAGTTCAAAAAGAATGTGAAAAAACAGTTAAAAACGGAAAAGAAACCAAACGTTAAAGTTGTGCTCGAGCAATCATCATGTCATGTTAATCATATTAACGAGCAATCGATGGCAAAACAGATAGTAAAAGATCCGGAAGTTACACAAAGAATATCAATGATTAGGAAAATTATGGAAAATGGTGATTCGCGAGACAAACGATCATTTAGTGATATGACTCGAAATATGAATAGTCAACAATATATGATAGATGTTTTCAATTATACATATAACTTTTTGGAAACTTTACCGAAGGAAAAACATGTGTATGTTTATCAATTTTTGTCGGAAGTTATTGGCAGACAAAGACCGATGACTATGGTTAATTTGGTGATGGAGTTAGTTAAAAGAGTGCATATGATGGGGAACTTGACGGAAAATCAGAAACAAATTATTCATAAATATGATTTGGATGTGATGGAAATGTTTAATGAGTGACAATATTGTAATCATTTTCGGCTTTTTTCTTGAGTATGTAACTGTTGAATTTTTCGGTTAATTGATTGAGTGTGACAGCAATGTTGTTACCAATGGGAATGTCGCCAATGAGTTGTGATTCATCATAATACATGATGATTTCAGCAAGAAAATTAATTAAATCACATTGATAAAAAATATTTTGACTAATGTTAATGATTTCATAAATTTGGTCGAATTCGGGAAGCTTTAAGTTTTTTGTGGAAACATCAGAGCCAAAGGTGTTGACATAAAATGTTAGGTATGCTTTCTGGTTTTTCTTGTTTTCGACAAAAATATAATAATTTATGAAGTTATTAGTAAAATTTTTGTACAAATGCCCAATTAATCGGAATTGGTCGAAAGATAGAACAACATTGAAATTGATACAATGGTCGGTTGCATCATACATGTAACTAACAAGTTTCATGTTGTCTAATAAGTGACTGATTATCGGTTTGGATTTGGAACAATTAAACCACGTTTGTTCTTTGAAATTATTTCTAATAATGACTTTGTCATCTCGAATTTCATAAATACGATAATTTTCCTTAAAATTGTCAACATATTGTTTCATCAGTTTGTATGTTTCAAATTGAGTGTGTGACCAATCTTTGACGTTAAAGATTGATGTTAATAGAGTGTTGACTGAACTTAGAGCAGATTTATCATCGGACATATGACTATATATCATATAGAATTGATATAATTCTATATAATGCAGTTGATCATAACAAACAGTAAATTATAGGTAACATATTAAAGTAAAATTACAAAGATGTATGCACACAAGTTGTATGTATCATGAATAAGAATTGGAGGATAATTTTATGTATAACATAGATGTATTCCTGGGGTACAACTTGTTTTAAGTAATTTAGAAGAAGCGTAATGATTGGTTTAATATTCTAAAAAAAAAAAGTTTGTTAGTTATATACAAATCCCATGTGTGATTTCAAAAAAAAATATCTGGAAAATCACTGTGAGGATACCGATGATAGTAGCACTACGAGTAGTAGTAGTGATTCAGACATCGACCTCGATCATTTTATAAATGAGTGCAGAAAAGAGGAGAAGTGCCACCCATGTCAACCAGATGAATGTCAACCGTGCCCACCGAAACCACATGGACATCATGGACATCATGGACACCGTGGTCACAGAGGGAGACCAGGTCCTCCGGGGCCTCCAGGCCCTCCGGGGCCTGCGGGTCCATCTGGTCCAACAGGACCATGTTGCAAAGGTCCAACTGGTCCTGGAGGACCAGTTGGACCGGTTGGTCCAAGAGGGCCAATAGGACCAACTGGGCAAAAAGGTGCGACTGGTTCGCAAGGTCCAGCTGGAATAGCATCAAATACGGGAGCAACTGGTCCAACAGGATTTATAGGAGCTACCGGTGCAACTGGTGAAAAAGGTACTACAGGACCTACCGGAAGAATTGGACCACAAGGACCGAGGGGAATGGAAGGTCCACCAGGAGATACGGGAGATACGGGAGATACGGGAGATACGGGAGATACGGGAGATACTGGACCGACTGGTCCGATAGGAGCGGTGGGACCTACAGGATTTACTGGACCAACAGGATCTACTGGATCTATTGGGCCGACAGGACCTACTGGGCGGACAGGATCGACAGGATCAACTGGATCAACAGGAATGACGGGTCCGACTGGATCTACAGGTGTGACAGGACCGACCGGACCAACAGGATCGACAGGACCGACAGGACCGAGTGGGGCCACGGGATTTACCGGAGCAACTGGTATGACAGGACCGACAGGACCAAGTGGAGCCACAGGATCCACCGGAGCGACTGGTATGACAGGACCAACCGGACCAACAGGACCAACAGGACCGACAGGACCAAGTGGAGCCACAGGATCCACCGGAGCGACTGGTATGACGGGACCGACCGGACCAACAGGACCGACAGGACCAAGTGGAGCCACAGGATCCACCGGAGCGACGGGTATGACAGGACCGACCGGACCAACAGGACCGACAGGGCCAAGTGGGGCAACAGGATCTACCGGAGCGACTGGTATGACAGGACCAACCGGACCAACAGGACCAACAGGACCGACAGGACCAAGTGGAGCCACAGGATCCACCGGAGCGACTGGTATG